TGAATATTGCAAAGGAAGTTATACAACACTTTGCTAAAAAAGAAAATAGATATACAGTACCAACAGAATGTGGGTATAAAGAAGTGGTCACAATTAAACCTTTTGGTGAAATTGTGGCAAAGTTTGATACGGGTAATTCTGGAATGCCAGTTATTCATTCAGACAAATATAAAATTGATGGTAAGAAAATTACTTGGTCATTATTTAATAAAACTATTACGAGTGATATTGTACGTAAAGAAGAAATATCAGTTGGTGGTTTAAGAAATTATGATGAAGACCGATACGTTGTAAAATTAGATGTTGATTTTGCAGGTGGTCATTACAAAGATGTAGAATTTACTATTGATGATAGAGAAGATAGGTCTCCTATTCTTCTTGACCGTGCATTTATGACTAGATTAAATGTAATGGTAAATCCCCAAAGAAAATATGTGATAACAACAAAATACAGCATTGACTAATTCAATGTTTTATGATAGGATGTGAGAATGAAAAATATAAAAATAATAAGACTACAAACAGGTGAAGACATAATAGGTGAAGTTAAAGATTCTGAAGGAATTGTATCAATCACTAAACCATTTACAATCATACCAATGCAATCTCAACCAGGTAAACCAGTACAATTGGTTTTAACACCTTGGATGCCATATACAGATGACAAAAGTTTGACTATTGATGAAAGTAAAGTGGTTACGATTGCTAATCCAAAAGAAGATATTTTAAAATCTTATGAACAGAATACTAGCTCTCTTATAACTAAACCATCTGGTCTAATAACAGAAACTAATTTGCCTAAACTATAATGATAACCGTTTACTTTATCAGAAATGGTAAAGAACGGATTGGTGTTGATATAGAACCGGGCTTTACTCTTATGGAAGCTGCTAGAAAAGCAGACTTACCAGAAATACCAGCAACGTGTGGTGGTTGTCAAGCTTGTGGTACTTGTCACGTACACATAAACACGCTTGACAAAATTGAACCGGCAGAGTATAATAGCCTTGAAACTGAATTATTAGAGTACGAAAAAGATTACGATAGAATGACAAGTAGGTTGTCGTGTCAAATACAACTTACTAATAAACATAATGGACTTGAAGTGAGATTGAGAAATAATGAACTTTTATAAAAATGTAATAGAACACAAAGGTAAACTTCTTATTCGTGGTGTTATGAATGGGAAAGATTACAAAGAAAAAATAGATTTTGGTCCAACTCTCTACGCCTTATCACAATCAAAAACAGATTACACATCTTTACAAGGTCAGTATCTTAAACCTATAAAGTTTAATGATATTAGGTCTGCTCGTAATTTTAGAAAAGAATATGGCAACCAATCGCCATTATATGGCCTTGAACGATACCATTATCAGTACATTGGTCAAAATTATCCTGAAGATAATATAGATTGGTCTAAAGAACATATTAAAATCTTTACACTTGATATTGAGACAACTTGTGAAAATGGTTTTCCAGATGTAGAAAATCCTATTGAAGAGTTGTTGTGTATCACAGTAAAGAATCAATCTAATAAACAAATCATAACTTGGGGTGTTGGTCAATATAAAACTGATAGACCAGATGTTACCTATGTTTATTGTAGAGACGAAAAACAATTGATGTTTGAGTTTATGAAATTCTGGATTAAAAATCATCCAGATGTTATCACAGGATGGAACACCAAGTTTTTTGACTTGCCTTATATGATGAATAGAATTAAACTGATTGCAGGTGATAAAGTTGCAAACAGAATGTCGCCTTGGAATTTAGTCAATCGTGAAGAGATTGTCGTAAGAGGCCGACCACAAACTGTTTACAAGTTGTTTGGTATTACTATGTTAGATTATCTTGACTTGTATAAGTGGTTTATACCAACAAGGCAAGAGAGTTATAGACTTGACTTTATTGGTGAACTAGAACTTGGTCGTGGTAAAGATGACGCAGGTTATGATACATTTAAAGATTGGTATACAAAAGACTTTCAATCATTTATTGATTACAATATTCAAGACGTTGAGATTGTTGACGCATTGGAAGATAAACTTGGTCTAATTGATTTGAGTTTAACTGTTGCGTTTGAATCTAAAGTTAACTTTGATGATATATTCTCACAAGTTAGAGTATGGGACACATTGATTGCAAATCACTTAATGAAGAAAAAGATATGTGTACCACCAAGAGAAGACAATGTTAAGTTAACAAAGTATGAGGGTGCTTACGTAAAAGAACCTAAAGTTGGTCAGCACAAGTGGGTGGTATCGTTTGATATTAACTCACTATATCCACACATTATTATTCAATACAATATTTCGCCAGAAAAAATACTTGGTGAAAGTGGTCACGGCGTCAATGTTAATAAAATGATTGATATGTCCGTACCACTTAATTATCTTAAAACAGAGGGTGCTTGTATCACACCTAACGGTGCAAAGTTTAAAAATGATAGTCAAGGTTTTCTACCTGAAATGATGGAAACAATGTACAAAGAACGTGTCATTTACAAAAAAAGAATGATGATTGCAAAGAAAGAATATGAAAAGACCAAAGACCCTAAACTAGTAAAAGAAATTTCTCGTTGTCACAATATTCAATGGGCAAGAAAGATTGCCCTAAATTCGGCTTATGGTGCAGTTGGTAATCAATACTTTAGATACTATGATGTAAGACAGGCAAGTGGTATTACTACAGCTGGTCAATTTATTATTCGTTTCATTGAAGGTAAAATGAATGATTATCTAAACAAAGTATTACAAACAAAAGATAAAATAGATTATGTTGTGGCTTCTGATACAGATTCCATTTACGTGACATTGGATAAACTTATAGAACAAACTTGTCAAGGTAAAACAAATGACCAGATTGCAGACTTCATTGGTAAAGTATGTGACAATAAACTAGAACCTGAAATTGAAAAATGGTTTGCTGAATTATCTGATTACTCTAACGCTTTTAAAAATGCAATGGTGATGAAACGAGAAGTTATCGCCAACAAAGGTATATGGGTTGCAAAGAAAAGATATATGTTAAATGTTCTTGATGAAGAGGGTATTAGACTTGCTGACCCTAAATTAAAACTTATGGGTATTGAGGCAGTTAAATCATCAACACCAGGTGTTTGTCGTGTTAAGATTAAAGAGGCAATCAAAACCATTATGGGTAAAGAAGAAACAGATTTACATAAACTTGTTGCAGATTTCAGAAAAGAATTTTTACAGTTACCACCAGAATCAATTGCCTTTCCTAGAAGTTGTAATAATTTAAAGAAGTATCGTTCTTCTAATCAAATCTTTATTAAAGGTACACCAATTCACGTTAAAGGTGCGTTGATATATAATCATCAAATACAAAAACTTGGTTTGCAAAGTAAATATCCTATTATTCAAGAGGGTGATAAGATTAAGTTTATCAAATTGAAAGCTGCAAATCCATTTAAGTTTGATGTTATTAGTTATATGACCACACTACCAAAAGAATTTGAATTACAACAGTATGTAGATTACGACATACAATTTGAAAAAACATTCCTAGACCCTATGAGATTTATATTACAAGCGATAGGCTGGGAAGATGAACCAAAAGCAAGTTTGGAGGCATTTTTTGGATGAAGAAATTTAAAGATAATATAGATGATTTTTTTAAGTGGGTCAAAGGTACTGAACTTGTCGAACTAGATGACATTGATGTATCAGAGGATCCTGTTAGGCCTGAATTAACTTTAGGTTTTAGAATTACAAACGGCAGAAAAATATTTGGTCTAAAATATAATAATGAGATTGAGGCTATTATTTGTGTAGCATTTTGTCCTGAAGTACCTTATACTGTAAGAGAAATGGATTATATGTCAAGAGTAAATGATTTAAAAAGTGTTGCAGTTGCATATACAGTATGGTCAAGAAAACGAGGGGCAGGTAAAGAGATTGTAAGTAAATTAGGTCAATGGGCAAAAGAAAATAAAGTAGATAGATTGGTTACTTTATCACCATTAACACCAATGGCAACACACTTCCATATTAAAAATGGTGCAAAACAAATACACATAAACGAAGAGACACAAAATTTTGAATATAAACTTTCCGAATAAAAAATATGGTGTGATATATGCCGACCCACCTTGGTATTTTAAATCAAGGTCAAAGAAAGGTGAGGGCAGAAATCCTAATCAACACTATAACTGTATGGAATTAAAAGACATATGCGATTTACCTGTTAAGGATATAGCTGCTGATGATTCTGTATTGTTAATGTGGGTAATTGACCCTATGTTAGACTTAGCATTTGATGTTATAGAAGCTTGGGGTTTTCAATACAAGACCGTAGGTTTTACTTGGGCAAAAACAAATAAAACNAATATGGGAATGTTTACCGGTTTAGGNTATTGGACTAGAGGCAATCCTGAAATGTGTTTACTTGCNACTAAAGGTAAACCAAAAAGAATNNNTAAAGANGTAAAACAATTAGTAGTATCTCAAAGAGGAGAACACTCAAAGAAACCTTTAATGCATAAAGAGATTGAAAGGNTAGTTGGTGGTCCTTACATTGAGTTATTTGCTAGAAACAAACCATATAAAAATTGGGATTATTGGGGTAATGAAGTATGAATGTTCAATTGATTGATAAAATGGGAAGTGATTTGTCCGTAGTAAATGCAGCTAGAGTTTCATTTGCTAAAAGAAAAGAATTGTTAGAAGAAAAAGATGAGAAATTAATTAAGTATTTGGCCGAACACGACCATTGGTCACCATTTGGTCATACTAGTTTACAATTCTTAATCAAAGCACCAATCTTTGTTGCAAGACAACTTGTAAAACATCAAGTTGGTTTAGTATGGAACGAAGTGAGTAGAAGATATGTAGATGATGAACCCGAATTTTACATACCCTTTATTTGGCGAAATCGTGCTGAGAATAAAAAACAAGGTTCAGGTGATGAAGATGTTGAATATGATATAACACCTACTATTGAATGGTGTAAAGAAACATATCGTAATATGTTAAAAGCAAATATAGCACCAGAAATGGCAAGAATGATTCTACCACAAAATATGATGACTGAATGGTATTGGACTGGTTCATTAATGGCATTTGCTAGAGTGTGTAATTTAAGAAGTAAAGAAGATACACAAGCAGAAACGAGAGTAATTTCAACATATATAGATAAGCATTTAAAGGACCACTTTCCAATAAGTGCGAAATATTTACTTACATAATGACTTATTTACTGGTTGCCATCTATCTAATACTGTGTTATAGTATTCCTTTATTAATGTTAAAAATGTGGAATGATGAAGAAGTTAGATAAAGAACAGGCATTATATTGTGCCAATGTTTTCTCAAACTATTTTGACCAATTTACTAGAATTGACCAATATATGAGAGACCAAAAGATGGCTCAAATTGAATCTATACCAACTTCTCTTCCTGGTATGGGATTAGAAAACGAGTTGTTTAGTGATTTTACTATGTCACCTGAAGATATGGATTTAGAAGTAGTTGAACTTGATAATTATACGTGGGATACTTGTATTAATTTAATTTCAAGTCATAGTAATATGGTAAGTATTCCTGGTAAAAGTTTAAAGTTAGCAGTAAAAGAAAAGAATACAAATACATATGTTGGTTTTATGAGATTTGGTTCTCCTGTTATTAATATGAGGCCTAGAAACATCTTATTAGGAAATGTGCCTGATTTAAAAGTATTTAATAAAACTGCCATTATGGGATTTGTAATTGTACCATCACAACCTTTTGGTTTTAATTATC